TGATCAGGCATGTTGGCATTGATCGTCCCAGACGCCGAAGCGTTGGTCTGGGCCATTTCGACGAAGTAGGCCATTCGCCGCCCTTTTAAGCGTCAGAAACAGCGGAGATTGTAGCGGAGCCGCCCGTTGTGCCGAGTGAGCCGGTGGTCTTTGCTGGCTTGATCGAGTCAGTGTAATTCGGCCCGGTGCCACCAAATCGCGCCTCGACGTACAAGGTCTGCGTCGTGGTCTGCACAGTGTTGTAGCTGATCGAGGTGCCCGAAGCGGCTGCGTCGATGTAGCTGATGAACACGTTTGCGCCAGCCGTAGCGTTGTTGGTGCTGAAGTTGTGCGAGGTGATCGTGAACGTCTTTGTGCCCGTGTTGACCGCGCTGTAAGGGTGGCGGGTGTAGCTGCCATCAGCACGCTGGATGCGGATGGTGCCGCTTGTGGGCGTGTTGGCAGGGATAGGCTCATCCACCGTCACCGAAGTGACAGCAGCGCCAGACAGCAAACTGGTGTTGCTCAGTTGGTCGTAGTCCAAACCACCAGCGCCGTCCTCGGGTCCCACAAGAACGCGATACCCGGACAGAACGCCGTTTACCGTGAAGCTGACGTTGTTGGGCGGCTGGCGGGTCGTACCGTCCAAGGCGGTGATCTTGTCGTTCACGGCCAGGTCAGCATACTCAAGCGAGAAGCCGTAAGCGCCCACCAGTGAAGAACCGGTAGATGCGCCGCAGAATGGTGCGGAAAGCGGCTTTTCGGCCACTGCGTTGGAGCCTGCGGTTGTTGCCGATACTGCGCCCTGGGTCACGGTCACGCTGTTGCCAGGTACGACACCCGTCAAAAGCTGGATGTACAGGATATGGTCGGTGGTGTCGTTGGCCAGAATCTTGCCGCTGCCAGCCGTTGCGCCCGAGCCCCAACTCAGGTTCGTGCCGCCGCCTTCGACGAAGGTGCCGCCCGTGGGGGTGCCAATGTCGATGCTGTGCGTGATACCCCGGAAAATCTCGCCGGGTATGCCGTACATGGTGCCAGTCTCGCCATTGCGCGAGAGGTACTTCATCCGCTCATAGAACTGGTTGATGCTGTACGTGTCGCGGTTCCACTCGCTGTAGTATTCCTCGTCCGTGGCATCCTGGTTCACGTCAATCAAGTTGAAGCCGCTGGTCACGTTGGTGATCGTGGTCCAGGTGGCAACCGTGCCGGATGCGGTGGTGTTGTTCAGGTCGTCCGCATAGGTCAGAGGCACAACGTTCACGCCTCGGCCCGTGGATGGGATACGGAACTCGGAGAAGGTTTTACCCCATTCGCGGGTGGTGAAGATCAGCGAGCCGTTATCGGTGAACGCGCCTGCAGTCTTGACCTTGACCATGAAGCGCATGGCCACACCGTTGGCGGGGTCAGGGTTCAGGCCTGCGAAGGACGCGCCTGAAGGCGTGTTGTTCCAGAACTTGTTGGATAGAACAGCGTTATTCTGAATGACGTTCACAACGACGCCACGGTTGGCCACAACGGAAATACCGTCATAGATCACCTCAGTGCCGCCGCTGCCCTGAATGATGGAGCCGCCAAAGATGAACTCGCTGGCTGGCGTGGTGTACCCGTCGTCCAGCGTGTAGCCGTTCACCAAGGTAATAATGGTGTCGAACTTCTTGTCGGACGGGTTAACCGTCGTGATGTCCATGTAGTCATCGTTGGCAATGCTGGCATCGTCGGCCAGGTCTTGCAGCCAGCGGTGCAACTCAAGAACCGTGACATAGTTCGCGGTCGCGTTGCCGTGAGCGCCGCCGATATACCGAATGGACTTGTCCGTCCGTACCTGCCATTTTGTTGCGTCAAGTGCCATGTTTCACCTCTCAAAAATTAAGCAATACCCTGCGCCCGCCCGTCAGGCCCGCGCACTATGGTTTTAGGTCGGCTCATCTGCTCCAGTGCAGCGCGGAAGCCGTCAATCGATGCCGCAAGCGCGTTTGTCATGTCGCTTGAGCCCTCCAAGTTGGTTGGTGCTGCGGCCTGTTGCTTGAGCTGCTCAAGATAGATCTGGGTCTGAGCCTGTAGCTCAGCCTTCCACTTCTCGAACTCGATTTTCTGCTGTTCAAGCTGGGCATCCATCTGCGCCTTCATCATCTCGCGCTCGGCGTCGCGCCGGTCGTTGGATGCTTGCAGCTCCAGATTGGCCTGGGTCTCTTGCAGCTTGGCCTGCATCTGGGCCTGAGTCTTTTGAACGTCGGCCTGTAGCTGCGCCTGGGTCTTTTGCTGGTCAGCTTGCAGCTTCATCTGCTCGACTTGCAGCTCAATCGGCGGCTGTTGCGGCTGTGGTGGCAAGGTTGATGGGTCTTGAAAGTAGCTCTGAATGTCCTTGAACCCGGCATTCTCGGCCAACTTTGCCGCCGTGTTGTAGATGTGCTTCGGTGTGGCCAAGCCCATCGGCATGCCCTGCACCTGTAGCTGTAGGATGTTGCCCAACTGCTGCGCCTGGGCCACTTTGTCGCCTGTACCAAGGCCGACGTGGATGCTCATGTCGTACTGATCGCGCCATTCGTTCGGGTCGTACTCCACGAACTCGTCACGCAACCGGAACGCCATCTTGTCCATGCCGCCATCGGTAAGGGTTTTGAGGATGCCCAAGAAGATGGGTTTTACCAGTATTTCGGCAAAGATGCGTGCAATTAGCTCAATGCGCTGTTGTGCTGCGCTTTGGTCAATTTGCCGCCCGGTTGCCGTGTTGTTCAGGCTGTCGGGGTTGAGGCCCATCGACGTGCGAGACACGCCCGTGCGGTTTTCGCGCATACCCTGCACGTATTCCAGCATGGGCATGGATGCGCCAGCGGCAAACGGCACAACGTCAGGCGTCACGCCGTTGACGTCGCGGGTGCGGATGATGCCGCCCGGCCGCGAGTCGAGCAGGTCGTCGATGTTGGCAAGTGGCGACCAGTTGGCGTCCGTCAGTACCTTGGTGCGCGGGTTGTTGGTCAGGTAAAGGTTGTTGAGCGTTTGGCGCAACAGCTCAGTGTGCAGCTTTTGCAGGTCGCTCACCACCTCGGCCAAGCTCATGCCTGCCCACTGGTGATTGTTCAGCACGGGCGAAGCCGTGGCGATTGGCACGTGGCTGACTTCTTCGACCTTGAGGATTTTGTCCTGCAAGCGGTACACGCAAAGCCGTTCGGCAATGCCATCGCCGTCACGGTCAACAAGCACGAACTCCAAGCGCAAATAGCCGTCCTGCTGGCTCTTGTCGATACCTTCAACCTCATCGTCGAATGAGTCGGTCTCAAGCTCGCGCTGCATCAGGTTGCGGTCACTGGCCTCCAAGTCCTCGGGGTCAACCTTGAAGCCCATCAGCTTGAGGTCAGAGGCCGTGACCTCCATGACCCGGCAAACGTAGGGGCAATCCTGCAACAGCGGGGAATTCCATTCGGGGTCAATCAGCAAGTCGTTGGGGTCGAAAGCCTCCACCTTGACGATGCTGCGCTTTTCGATGCGCTTGAGCCGGCCTGAGTGGATCTGCACCACTGCGCCGGTGTTGGGGTCAATGACCTGCTCTGAGCGCACCTCTTGAATCTCTGCGCCTTCCTCCTGCATGACCATCGCCAGCATCTCATCTGTGGCGTTTTGGAATGGGAGGGAAATGACGTCCTCTTTTTGCTCTTTGCGCCACATGACTGCGCCGTTGCCGGTCATCAGGGCATCTTTGAGCGCCGTGTAAAGAATCAGGAAGCCGTTGTTCTGCTTGTAAAAGACGTGGTTGCAGGCGTCGGTGGCCTGCTCTGCGCCTTGCACATCGTTGGCCCGTGCTGGCTCAAAGCTCACCGCCTTGTCGGTGCTGGTGAATATCTTGAGCAGGCTGGGCAGCACCCATTCCACCGTGTCGGAAACGTCAGAGGCCACGATCTGCGACCAATCCTCCTGCTCGTTGCCGTAGGGTTGCTTGTAATACTCGCGCCGTGAGGCTTCCCGAGCCGTGGAAAGCTCGCCCCAGACGTACTTGCCTGCGGCCTCTTCCTTGTCTTGAAGTAGCTTGAGCAGGTCAACGTCGTCCAGCTTCATTCTGCGGCCACCTTGCGCTTTGTGATCTTGGCTTCGCTGTCGCCCTTGAGCAGGGGATGCAGCAATTCAGCCAGCTTGTCAGCGGCGTCTCGGCGTCCGGCACATGCCATGCGGATGAGGTCTTGCAATTCTTGCTGGGTCATGGTGTTAGCTCCTGCCGTGATTGTGTGCTGTGGTAAAGCGCTAGGCAACAAAGCCCTTTGAACGGTATTTAATGGGGGCAACTGAGCCGTTGCTGTTGCTCATGCTATCGGCCACTAGGCAAGTGTACCGCCATGCGTCAGCGCCGTGGCTGTTGGCATCGTGCAAAGGTGCGCCAGCCTCGCCGGTCTTGTTGCTGATGTTGCGCCGGTAGCGTTTGAGGCACTCAATCAGCCCTGCCGCTTTGGTCTTGTCAAAGTAGCAGCGGCCAAACACCAGGCGGGTGGCCCTGATGCCCTCTTCGATGTGCATGTTGGGCACCTTCTCAACCGTGCAGCCGAGCGCCTCCATGATCTCCTGCGCGCTTTTGCCGGTCTTGAAGTCCTTGGAGAATCCATCGTGAGGCAGGTAGAACACGCCCCAGTTGAGCGGCATGGCTTTCAGCTGGGCCACGTAGTCGGCAAGGGTGCGGTGGCTGTCCTCGATGTAGCCGACGATGCGAAGCTCTGAGCCTGCACGCTGCGCCAGCACGATGGAGGTCTTGTCATTCCAGCCCAAATCAAACACCGCATGAGTCTTGAGCAGCGGGTCTGCTGGCACTTCGCGGATGCGCCCTTCGCTCTCGGCCTTGCTGATTTCGTCGAAGTAGATTGCGCCCTCGACCGCGGGCTTGCACTTGCCTTCCCAAATCCAGTTATACACCTCGGGCTTGAGCGTGGATTGAGCGTGCCGCCGTTCAGCGTCCAGCGTTGAGGGAAACCAAGGGTTATCGCTCCAGTTCATTTCCACCAGCTTGCAATCAGGCGGGGTGTTGGTCACGAACCGGTCATGCGTTGGGTCGCTCTCAAGCTCTGGGTTGTAGGTGATCCATATCTCAGAGCCTTCTTTACGAATTGTTGGAATCAGCACCGACCATGAACGATCGCTGATAGTCTGCGCCTCCTCGCACCAAACCACGTCAACGCCCTCGAACGACTTGATACTGTCCACCGTGAGGTCAGACAGGCCGGCAAAGAAGAACTCGGAGCCGTTCTTGCCGCGTATCGTCGTTTGCAGCACCTCGTAGAAGCCGCCAAGCTCAAGCCTGGCTATCTGGTCCTTGAGCAGCTGATGCACCGATTGTTGAATTGACTTCTGAATCTCACGGGCGCACAAGAACCGGGTGGGCTTGCTTGCACCGATCAAGAGCATGGCAATGGCCACACCCCAAGACTTGCCCGAGCCGCGCCCGCCTTTGATGACCTTGTAACGCGCTGGTTCAAAAAGAACGTCCAGCTTCTGCGCCAGCTCAACTTCCACTGGGTTTTTTGAATGAAATGGTGAAGCTATGGGCGATTGGGCTGTCTGGGTCGCCAATCACCTGCATTGGCAGCACCTTGCCAACAAGCCCCAGGAACGCCGAAGCCGTGCGCGGGTCCTGTGCCCTTTCCAACAGGTATTGAGAGCCTCCAGCGTCCGATAAAGCCGTCAGAATCATATCTTTGATGGCTGCCGTATTTCTGTGTACGGCCCCTTTGGGCTTTCCAGGATTGCCCTTGCCGAATTTTGTCGATTTTAACGGGGCATCTGACATGGTTTCGAGTCCTCGCGGGTGTTCGGGCCTACTTGAGGCCGGTGGGATGAAATACGCTTGATGCACCTTGCCAGCATGGGCTTGAGATGATCTTGCGCTTGTTGGGTGGATCATACCGATGATTGCCCTCGGCGTCAATCGTGCGCCTTACCTGCCCGGTGAACACCAGATTGTAAACAGCCGACTTCACTTTGCCGGGTTGCATCTTTGTATGTTCAATTATGTCCTGCATGTAATTTGCGCCGGATTCGATTGCATTCAATACATGCCGCATTGTTGAATCCTTATCCATTGGAAAGGGTTTCCCCTTTCTTAATGTCATTTGCAATCATCCCCATTCATTTGAATTTCGGCCATTGCGCGTTTGAGGTAGATGGCCTGATCGAGTGCTTCCTCGTAGGCATGGTTCAGCCATGCAATGAGGGGCAGGCTGTTATCTGCCACCGTGGTCTTGTATTTATTCAATCCGAGTGCCTGCCTGCGTGCAATGTCATGGCAAACCATCAATTCAATTCCAGTTGGTAATTGCATTTAATTCATTCCTTTGAATGGGTTGATGTTGCCACGGTTCCAGCTCCTGACGCGCACCGTGGCCAGCACGCTCAACCGGGCCAAGGATGGAGACAAGCCCGGAGCTGGTTGAGTGAGATTGTAGCCAAAAAACCCTCCGGTAACTATGCCTCTTTTTTAAGCAGCAAACCATTACTTTTTTGCGTGGTCACCTCTGGTTACCCAACTATAGTTGTTGGGTAACTCCGGTAACTCAGTTACCCGGTTACTCGGTAACTTTTCGGTAACTTTCGGTAACTTTGCTTTGTAGGGTTATTATGCTTAAAATTTGTGCAGTCCTATAAACGCTCCGGCCATCGCTTCATGGTCGGTTGCAAGGTAGCCGCCGAATGATTCTTCGATGTATCCGGCCTTCACCAGCTCCTTTTTCGCCTTGCTCAGGTAGGTCTTACGCGCCCCATCTGATTCATGCGGCCTTGACTTGCTGAATTCATTCCACGCATCGGCAGAAATAAAAGGCGCATTTAATCGTTTATCAAACCTTCCCGCATTTAATACGGCATCTTCAAAATACTTTCGATAATTGGCCATTACTTTTGATTCGGTTGATTTGCTTTTGATTTCTGAAGCATCGGCTTCAACCACAACCGCGCTGGTTATCTCGTCGCCATCCTCATCAATACCCACCGGCACAACGTGAAGCCCGAAATTACCGGTTAATCCATCCTCGCCTTCTTTTTGCTTTTCAATCTTCCACGTCCTTAATCCGGCTTCATCCTTTTCCAGCGATATCACCGTATCCAAACCGCCCAGCAAGGCAGAGCCGCCGCGCAATCCTTTGGCGCTGTCCTTGCCTGGGTGCGCCACCAGTGCCACGGTGCAGGCCAAAGCCCGGCAAATGGCGTCAGCGCTGGCAATGACCCGGCCCATGTCGTTGTTGTCGTTCTCCTCAAACTCACCCATGGCACGGGCCAGCGTGTCCACAAACACCACCAGCCCGTCATGATCGCCCACGGCGGATTTAATGGCCTCTACCAGCTCGGCAATGTCAGCCGGTGAACTGAAAGCAAACGGCGCATGTGCAATGACGTGCAGCGAGTCCGGCAAGTCCCGCCCGTGGTGCATCTGCCACGCCTTTAAGCGCCCGCTGAAGCCGTTTGCAGCTTCCAGCACCAGATAGACCACCGCAGCCGCTTTGGTTCGGTAGCCTTGCCACTCCATGCCCTCGGCAATGTGGACAGCCATGTCCAAAGCCATGAACGACTTACCGGCGCCCGGTGGGCCGTAGATGGCCACCACGTCACGCGCTGGCATGATCTTTTTGATCTGCCACCGAACGGGTGGCAGGTTGGTCATGTCGCTGGCCTTGGTCAGCGTGTAACGTGTCTTAGCCTTTGCCACAGGCTCCAGCAATGCGGCCAGGTCGCCGCCTGATTGCGCGTAGTCGTTGGCATCCCCCACCGTGGGAGGCAGCACCAGCCGACCGCCGCAGGCTTGCGCCGCCTTCTCGCCCTCGCGCTGCCCGGTTCCGCTTTCGTCATTGTCTGCCACAACCACCACCTCACATGCTGGCCCCACCACATCACGCAATGCTGCAGCAACCGCTGCCATGTTGTTGGCGCTGTAGGCAATAGCCACCGGCTTGCCAGTGGCCTCGAATATGCTTGCAGCAGTTGCCACGCCTTCGGCCAGGTAAACGCGCTGCGCACCTTGCAACGCGCCGCCAATAGCCCACCATGCGCCCCCGGTTTTCCCGCCCTTCAAAAACCGCTTCCCGCCATCGGCGTCGATCATTTGCAAGCTCACCAAGTCGGAGCCAATGAACATGGGAGCCATCAACCGGCCATCGCCTGCCACACGCAGGCCCGGATTCGTGATGCCCTTGCGTTGCAGGTAGGGGTGCCCATCGCTGGCCATCGGTGCCGCCTCCCATTGCTCTGCCGCATTCTCCGCCGCGCTTTCGCGCATGGCGGCCACCTCGCGCTCGCGCTGGGCCTTCATCTCACGCATACGCGCCGCGTGCTGCATCTGCTCGATGTGGGACAGCTCGCGCCCAATGTCGGCCCGCCAGGTGGACTCCAAGCCCTGCCGCCAGTCACCGAACGCACCCGCCGCGATTTTGCCATCGTAGGCCACGTACCAGCCGCTATCGTCTTTGCGCTTGCCCGTGGTGGAAAACCGCCGCAGCTTGCCATCAAAAATCAGCTCATCCGGTGGCGTCAACCCGGCCTCAGCCATCGCAACGCGCAGTTGATGCTCGGGTGGTAGCAATGGCGCTGGCGCTGGAATGTCGGCCAGGCTG